GGCGATACTGGTGATGGTATTCCTAACTTTCTATCTTCCGATAATACCTTTGCTATAGGTGAAAGACAGAAAAGAATAAATAAGAACAGAATGATTGAATGGATTAATAATGATCCAGAAGTTTTTTGTGTTACAGATAGTATGAAACATGGATATCATAGAAACAAGATGTTAGTAGATTTAGATTGTATACCAAGAGATTTACAAGCTAGAATTGTGACTATGTATGATGATATAAAACCAAAAAACAAAACAATCTTTTTGAATTACTTAATCAAAAACAAACTTAAAAATTTGATTGAGATTGCAGATGAATTTTAAAGGGTGAAATACAATGTTAAAAATGATTTATGAAGTGTTTGAAGAATTCGAAAATGCAAAAACTACACAAGAAAAAATTGATATTCTCCGAAAAAATAAAACATATGCATTAGATAATGTGCTAAATGGTACATTTAATCCTAATATCACATTTTGTTTTAAAACAATTCCTGAATATAAACCATCCGATGCTCCAGCAGGGTTAGGGTATACATCAATTCATCAAGAATTAGGTCGTGTTTATTTGTTTCAGGAAAACAATCCAAAAGTTGATCCAAATCTTTCTCACAAACGTAAAGAGGAAATTTTAATTCAAATTCTTGAGTCTCTTGAAGCCAAAGAGGCTAAGATATATGCCAACATGCTTCTTAAAAAACAGCATGTGAAAGGTTTAACTCTATCTGTGGTAAAACAAGCCTTTCCAGATTTAATCAAAGTTTGACAATCAAGAGGACATAGTATCAAATGAAGAAGAATCGTCATAATAGAGTAACTGAAGAATATGATTATGATGAGGAATATATTATTCGAGGAAAGAAAAAAGAATCTCCTCGAAGAAGGGAAACAAGAAATTGGAAAAAAACTTGGAATAAATTTCAAGATAATTCTTATGAAATTGACGATTTCTATACAAAAAGATGACATAGTTACAACTTAGAGTTGTAGAAAATAATTCTACACCTTGCACTAAAAAAAGTATATTTTTCTAGACTATTCACTTGACTATGTGTTCCATTGGTGTATAATGTGCACATGATCAAGAGACGTAAGAAGCGGAAAGATCGGCTTCACCTGGTGTACATGCTCCAGGTGAAGAGCCTGGCATACATCGGCGTCACGTATGTTCAGGACAGGTCTCCCGTCAAGAGTCTAAGAAGACGCTGGCTCAAGCATGTTCAGCGTGCTATGACTGAACACCACGACTGGCTGCTGTGTAATGCTATTCGGAAGTATGGTGCCGATGCCTTTGACGTTACCATCGTTCACACCGTTCGTGGTAAGGCAGAAGCCCATGAAGTTGAACGTAAGTTGATAAGACAACTCAAGCCGCGCTTAAACACCGATGTTCGGTAGAAAGCGCGGCTTTTGTATATGGAAAATTATATAATGTCAGTCGAGATTAATAATATGATTTATGATATTAGAAATAGGATACAAAAAAGCACAAAAAATGCTGTTCCAGATTATATATTATATGATGACATTTATGATTGTGTTGATCTTTCGAATAGAAATTCGGATGTTGTAACAGTTGTTAATATAGATGTTGAATTGAGGGAAATATTAGATGACATCGAAGTTGAAAGTGAGTGAACGATGAGACATGCGGCCACTGCATACCAGCTATGCAAAAATAGTGCTTGAATTCGTTCCACATTCCAGTATAATGAACACATGATCAACGAACAAAAGAACGAACACATGCCTGGCATCGTCTTTAAGAAGTCGGAGTCCGAGAAGGTTGCTTTGAATGACTTTATTGAGTCTCTGTCTGATCGGCTGAATGATGATCGATCCTATAAAAATAGAAGTGAACTTATTTCATTGTCGGCTGAACCTGGACGAAAGTACATTCGAATTGTTGAAGAATCTTATGGCAGTCGTTCTGTTTATTGCTTTCTTGACTATGACGGTAATATCTACAAGTCTGCAAGTTGGAAGACACCAGCTAAGCACGTCCGTGGCAGCGTGTTTGATGCTAATTACAGCTACGGTAAAGCTCTAGGTCCTTATGGTGCTTCTTACCTTCGATAAACTGCCTTGACGAAACAACATCAACGAACTTAGGAGAACTAAATGGCTACGAAGTCTACGGCTCTTGACCTGGCGCTTGGTCTTCTCAAGTCCAAGTCCCATGTAACTCCCGACGAACTTAACAAACATGTCGGAAAGGGCAACTATGCGTCCAAGTATGTGTTGTATCTTAAACTGGCGGGTCATGACATCGTGACCAACAAGAATGGTCGGTCGGTTGTCAACTATGCGTATGTTGGGCTCAATCCAAATGTGGACACGTCGGTCAAAGCGTCCGAACGTCGGGCTTCAACTCAGTTGAATGGCAAGAGTGCCGTTGTTGTGGCATCCAAACCAGCTGTTGCACCTAAGAAAGCTAAGTCTGCTCCAGCCGAAGTCAAAGTTGATGTAAAGCCTAACGATCAGTCTGTCAAGATAGTTAGTAAGACTGCTCGAAAGCCAGTAATGACTAAAGAAGAAATTGCGCATGCAACTAAGACTCTCATGGAGATGCGCAAAAAGAAGGGGGCTGTTCTTAATGCACCAGCGCTAGTAGCAGCTAGTTCGTTCAACGTTGACGCTGATTGGGATACTGGCGTTGAAGACGTTAGGTCTTTGCTTAGATAGTCCTTGCATCAAAGTCTGCAAAATAGCACCTGGCACAGATATCTGTGTCAGGCGCTTTCGCACATTGACAGAGATACAAAATTGGGTTAAACTAACTGACAAACAAAAATTGGAAATCATGAAAAGGATAAACATGACACAAGACCGTGAACTGTTGAAGGAAATTATCGATTGGTGGGATAATGATTTCGGTAATGGCAATCTATCAAACATTCTTGACAAAATACGGAAGCATTTGGAAAGCTGCAATGACCAAGAAACTACCAAAACAACGAAAACGTCGGAGTGCCCAAATCCTTTTTGTGAAGGATACTCCGTTCAAAAATAAAATAGTGAGACTTCGCACAATTTATACTAGAAAAACCAAACATAAAGGCAAAGAGCAATGAACATCTTTTTCGTTCATAACGACCCCTTCATTGCTGCACAATCTCTCGTAGATCGACATGTCGTAAAAATGGTTCTTGAGACAGCACAGCTGCTATCAACGGCGCATAGAGTGCTTGATGGTACAGAATATGTTGGTCAATCTAATTCTGGTCGTAAAGCTAAGCGTTGGCGGCTGGCTAATGATAATAACGATCAATTGATGTATCAAGCCACACATATCAATCATCCAAGTGCCGTTTGGTGTCGGCAGTCTAACAATAACTACAACTGGCTATTTAATCATTTTGTCGGGCTGATGGACGAATATCAGTATCGGTATGGCAAAAGTCATGCTTGCGCTAAACTGACACATTGTCTACAAAATACACCCAAGAATATACCTATTGATCCTTTTACACAACCAACACCTGCAATGGATGCTAAGTATATTGTATCAAATGATTCCATTGAAAATTATCGTAATTATTACATTCATGGTAAAACGGCTCTACATAAATATACAAAACGACAGGTGCCTGATTGGTTATTGGAGAAAACGAATGGCAACTTATACATTTAAAAATAAAAAAACTGGTGAAGTAAAAGACATCTCAATGCCTATGGCAGAAATCGTAGACTTTGAAAATAAAAATACTCATTTGGAAAGAGTATATCATTCTGTTAATGTGGTTGATCCTGTTGGTATTGGCGTTACACGTCCACCCTCCGATTTTTCGAAATATGTTTTAGGTAAAGTCAAAGCAGCCAATCCACATACCGAAGTTGGTAATGGTCGCTGGTCAATCAAAAAGGAAATTTAAAGATAAAAAACTTCAATAAAAATTCTAATAGTAAACAAAGGAGAGCTTCTATAAAAAGAAGACTCTCCTTTTCGCATAAAGGAGATACTATGCCTAAGAAGAACAGAAAACAACTTAGACAAGAAAAACAAAACAATCAACAAAGAGTATTTGAACTTAGACTAGTATCTCCACTGACAGTGAACCAACAAAAAACATTTGATGCATACAGTAACGATATGAATCTTGTATGCCACGGATATGCGGGTACCGGAAAAACTTTTATATCACTTTATCTGGCATTGAATCAAGTATTATCCGAACAATCATATTATGATAAAATCATCATTGTTCGATCTGTTGTTCCGTCACGTGATATTGGATTCTTACCTGGAAGTATTAAAGAAAAAACAAAAGTATATGAAGAACCATATAAAGAAATATGTGATGAATTGTTTGGAAGAGGAGATGGTTATGATATTCTTAAGATGAAGAATATGATTCATTTCACAACCACATCATTTCTTAGAGGCTTGACATTTAATAATGCTATCGTCGTAGTTGATGAATTACAAAATATGACATTTAGAGAATTAGATACTGTTATGACACGCCTTGGTGATAGATCACGAATTGTCTTTTGTGGTGATTTCAGACAGACAGACTTAACGCATGAACGTGATAAAAGTGGTCTCCTAGATTTCATAAATATAACTAAACGCATGAACAGATTTGAATATATCGAGTTTGAAAAGCAAGATATAGTTCGATCTGGCTTGGTCCGAGACTATATCATCAAACGAACAGAGTTAGGCATATGAAAACATTTCTACAATTCATAAGAGAAGATTATGTTCTATTAGAAGGTGGTGGCAAGAATATGTTTTTACCCACACAAAAGGGTAGTGCAATACCTGTTCTTCCTGTTCCAAAAACAGAAGAAAGAGAGGGGCACGTTGCTAGTGAACCAATCAGTACAGAACATAGAAATGCTATCCATTCTTCATTAGAAGAGTTTGGTCGACGCTTCCAAGAAAAGACTGGGCACAACATTTTCGGTAATAAAGGTATCAGATATGGTGGTTCATCTGGACCAATCATGGACAAAAAGACAACTCCACATGATTTGAATAGATGGGGCAAACACGAGTTCAATGATATTGATACACATGCTACAGAAGATTCTCAAAATCATCTACATGGTTTATTCAAGAATGATGGCAAAGACAACAGATTCAAGCATATGTCTCTTCATAGTATGACTAGACATGGTTCTGGTATCACAAGTGCTTTATTTCATTTTCATCATCCAGAAGGTCACACAACACCAGTTCAAATCGATTTGCTACATACACCAAAGGGTCCAGCTGGCGAAGAAATGGATCCAGCACATATCGTTGCAAATAGCTCACATAGAGAGGATTTGAATCATAAGATAAAAGGTGCACATAGAAACGCATTTGCCGAATCACTTGTTTCTGTTCTTGGCGGTGCACATCATTCAGATAAACAAGAAGTTTCAGAAAAGACAGGTAAGCCAGTCAAAAATCAAGAACCTGGTGGTGCTAAGAAATTAGTACTCGTCAAAGGTCGTGTATTTGAAAGATTCAGGCCACATCCAAATGGTGGTTTAGTTAGAGCATCTGCTACTAATAGAGAAAATGCTAAGGGTGTTAGACAGCATCAATGGATTGGCAAGAGATTGGGATCAAAACTATCCGAAGATTCATCTATGGTAGAAATGCATAAAGCACTAACAGATGCTGTTAGAAAAGGACATGTTGCTCCTCATGAATACAATGAAGTTGTTTCTAGATACAATGATAAGGTCGAAAAAAGAGGTGGTCTAAGAATGGATACGATACCTCAGTTGGAAAGGATGCATGGTAATGCTTAGTTTTAGACAGTACACTCTTCTCAAAGAGGGTGGCAATCTACAATATACAGATGAGCATGGTAATATACAAGGATCAAGTCCAACTACAATTAACCAACGATCTGAGATGTTAGGTCATGCTAATGCTATCAGAAGCACATTATCAAAGCATCTAGGTGGAAGCCCAGTTACACCTGTTGGTTCGGCAGAGCACTTTCATGATACTTCAATTCCAGACAGTGAGTTTCATAAAGTAGGTAAAAAGAAGTTTGGCGATTTAGATTATGTTGTCAAAAATGATCATGATACACTTGGCAGACTTCATGAGTTGAAGAAGCATGAAGGTAAATTATCAACAGAACATCATGTTCTGGTTCATGTAAAAGGATCAGATGACGCTAATGATCCTGGTGGTGTATTTACTCTGTGGAAACATAAAAAGACTGGACAGACAACACAAATCGATTTGAGCCCAATGGAACATGATAAGTCAGGAAACCCTGATGAAGGTGCTATGTGGTACAAAAAGACACCTAAAGAAGATATGTTCCCCAAAGGTAATCGTCCATCTATACCTGGGCTTGGATCAAAGATTGCATTGAGAGCAGCAGCATCTTCATTCAGAAAACCTGTTATGATACAAGGCAAAAAAGGATTGAAGAGGGGTGAATCTGGCGTAACACTCAGCATTGGTGGCAAAGTTGCTCCTGGTGCTAGAGCCAAAACTAGAGATACTGGTCGAGTAGATCCAGAAACAAAATTGCCAATCCATGAAGAATTACCTTCAAAAAATGCAGAAAGAGAGTTGCATCCTCATAAGATTGGTGCTATGATATTTGGTAGAGGATTCAATCCAAAACAAACAGACACAAGTTCCATTCATGGCACTATAGAAGCAGTCAAAAAACATGGAACACCAGGCCAGCAACATAAATTTGCCCATACATTTGCACATCTGCTTTATGGTGAAGGAGCACAAGTTTCAGCAAGACATGATATACCTGGAGGAAGAGAAACAGATTATTCTAAGAAAGATCCGATCATTCATCTGTTACGACAACATTTCCCAAATCATCCAACATTGTCAGAAAAGAATATGAGTGCAATGAAAGAAGACTATGATAAACGGGCTCTCAGACCCAGAAAATAGGTGAACATGAGTGATATATTTGTTATTTCAGACACACACTTTAATCATGTCAATATGCTAACATTTAAGAGTAAAGACGGCAGCTTAATTAGACCAAACTTCAAAGATGTAGATCATATGAATGAAATTATGATTAATAACTGGAACACAGTCATTAAGCCTGACGATCAAGTCATTCATGTTGGTGATGTTATTTTTGGTAGATCGGATCTATATGGAAATATACTGGCAAGATTGAATGGCATAAAAACACTGATTATGGGTAATCATGATTATGATGCTGCAAAGTTCATTCCATACTTTAGTAACATCAGATCATCATACTCAACGAAGAATGAGTTCAAGAGAGAAATGTTGTTTACACATTATCCTGTAGATGCATACAGCTTACCTCCAAATACATTGAATGTTCATGGTCACATACACGAAAAGAAAATT